CAGCCCAAGCGTGGTCATTGAAGACACAGAAGCCTTCGCTCCAACCTTCTTGTGCGTGATGCTTTGCTCCCTGTGGGTTGAACCCAACCTGAGTCTCACCAGCAAGCATCTTCTCTACTAGGCGTACTGTGCCTGAGAACATCTGAGCAGCGGTATGGCCCATCTCTGGTCTCTGTTCAGTCCAGTCAAAAGATATTCCATCATCAATTACCTGAGACACATAAACGGTGTCGTGGATAGATTCAATCTTGGCTCTATCTCCATCTCTGAACTCAGGCTCAATGATTTCCACATTGTCCGCACCAAGTTCTTCAACCAGATGGTCGGTAGCAATCTTCGCTCGGATAGGCTTTGTAGGGTGATTACCATCACCTGAACCTAGTTTCCAATTTAGGTAGTCGTCGCTATATGCGATTGTTAGTTTTTTAGACATATTCTGTCCTTTCGTTATTTCCATAGACTTATGTTACCAACTCGTGATAAATAAGTCAAGTAAAAAACCCCCTTAGCGACTGCTAGGGGGGCTTTTCTATCTAAGAGCATAAATTATGCTTCAGGTGCCTTTGGATAGTCTTCATCGGCAACTACAGGCTTTGGTTCAGGTAGTTTGTCCGTAAAGGTGGCTAGCAATTCTCCAGTTGAGATAATCCAACCATTGATAAGCAATTGGTCTACTCCAGAGTGGGAGTTGTCGTGTTGCTCTTGTAGTTTGGTCTTTGTGTACTCTAATGCTGAGACGGCAAAGGTGATTTCTTCATCGGTAAATCCAATTAGGGTTTTTGACATTACTTTTTCCTTTCGGCTTTTAGTTGTTGGATTTTCCCAACAAGATAATCGTAGGTGTATCCTATGACATTTGTCAAGTATTTCTTTCTGCGTGTTTTACTGTGGAACTTAGTTGATTGCCACTGAGCCCAATGCCCAATGCGAAACGCAACTCCACTTATGGTTTTTAGTAGTCGGTACATTTGTCTTTTTGTCTTTCTGTTTGTTAGTTATCGGTACTTAGGTTATAGACCTATTACATACTCAGGTCCGTATAGGTCGTCGCCAAGCAACTTGCCTAGTTCAGCGTATACAAGTTCGTATAGCGTGGTGTATCTGCCATCATAGTTCTTCTGACTTGACTCTCCACGCTCAAAGTATTCAAAAGCAAAGAATAAGTTCATAAGTCTAGTGAGGTCAAACGATTCTGATGCTAAGTAATCGTTTAGATTGATATCCCCCTCTTCAGTCTGGGTAATGAAGTTCTTGCCCTCTTTTTCAATTAAAGCGTGCATTTCATCGGCACTCATTTGAGTGAAGTTCTTCGGTGTAGGCACTGCCTTTTCTTCTGCCATCATAATCCTTACTGTAAGTAGTCCAATTATAGCCTAAACCAAGACGCTTATCTTGTAGACCAATTCACATCTGGGTAGTCACGCTTGTTCTTTTTTACCATAGCATCGGCTTTGGTCTGAATAAAGATACGCTGTTCCTCCACTGAAGTGCCACGCTTGTGAGCCAAAGCAATCAAGATGGTTTCAATAGCATCTTTACAACGCTCAATCTCTTCAGGTGAGCGAGCCATACTTTGAATACCAACTAGCATATTGACCGCAATCGACTGAGCAGTTCTTTCTGCCTTGACTTCAGTCTTGTATCTACTAAATGCGTATTCAATCACTACTAACGGTGTACCATCTGGATTCCAGATTCCAGTCTTCAGACGCTTAGCCTCAATCTCGGCCTTACGAATCTGACGAAGACGGCGTGCCTCTACGACCTCAGGGTCTTCTAACTCACATTGTCTGAGGAAGTAAGCAGATGGAGCGTGAGCATAGCAAACAGTACAAGCCTTTTCACCAGCGAGGAAAGCAATTTCTAATTCATCTCGACCTGACATATCGGTAAGCCAGACATACTGAGTTGTAGGGAAGCAAGTTCCGCACTCACGACTCTTGTGAATGTGCCCATTGCTGTTCCGCACGAGATAAGCACGGGACCATCCTGTGTAGAGTGCTCTGAGGGTAGCCAGTTTTTCCTTGTTATCAATAACTTTTTGAGTCAGAGCATCTCGCTTGATTTCTTTTTCTTCAGTCTCTTTGCCCAGCCAAGAGTACTTTTTGTTGTATTCGATTGACTGAGTTAGTCGGTAGATTGCGTGGCTATCTGCATCGATAGACTGCATAAGTTCTGCTATCTCGGTGTCGATAATTACTGGTGTTGTCATTAGATTCTTTCTGTCATTTGTGTTGCTATAAGGATACACTTATTCGGTACAGTTGTCAAGCATCTCTACTCTGAGATTACTTCCCACTTATCCTGAGATTCAAATAGAGCCAAGGTTGAGCCATTGTCCCACTGGACTTCTAGCCTGTAATCAATAAAGCCTAGCCAGTTGCTCTGCTTAGTTGATAGAACCTCTCCCTCGTCTCCAGCCTTTAGGTTGGTGTTAGGGTCGGTAGTCGATATTAGTCTGATACGCATTAGCCTCTACGACCTTTCCTCATACGGCGGAACTGAGCAGGTCGGTTCTGCCAAATATCAACTAAGCCAACGAGCCCGCCAATTACTAGAGCCAAAGAGCCCAGTGTCCCAGCGACCTGAACAGCAGTTAGGTTGATAAGCCCACCTTTGATGCTAAACGCTAGCAACATAAGTAGAGCCCCAACAGGGATTGAAATAAACATTGTCTTCATTTGAAGCCTTTCGTCATGTGTAATAACTATAACTTATAGCAAAATATTCCCGTTGTCAAGAACATTCTTACAAGGAAAAACCTGCCGCCCAGGTCCCATCGGTAAAAGAAAATCCCCGCCATCTCTGACGGGGAATCCTTTTTTACACTGTTGGGATTACTCTTACAAACCTTATTTGGCTTCTTCTGTAATCGGTAAGTCGCTCGATGACTGTCGTCTTTCGTGCTTGGTTAGCGTGAACTATCTTGCCATTTCCGATGTAGATAGCGGAGTGGTAGAACGATTTAGAGCCTTGGTAGGCAAAAACCACGATGTCTCCAATCTTAGGCTTAGACACTCGTGTTCCAATGTGCCCTTGCTTATTTGCGGAGTGTGGTAGTTCTAAACCGAACTGAGCATAAGTCCAACGAACCATGCCTGAACAGTCCCATCCACGGGGACTTGAACCTGAAAACACATAAGAAGTTTTTCCTACACGAGTCTTCAGGTACTTTATTACTTTATGTAATCTAACGGTGTTACGCTCGCTCTTAGCCTTTTTGATTAGCGACTGAGTATTGAACGAAGTACCTTTAGATACAGTTATTTCTTTTACTGCTTTACCAGTTACTGGTAATGCTTTCTGCATATCGGCTATTGCGATAGATGCAGTACAGCCAGCGAGAGTTAGAACCGCACTGGCAACCATTACATACTTTTTCATTTAGCGACCTTACCTTTCATTTCTTTAGTACTGGGGTCGTTTATTGTCGAAGTGACACTTTATTCAGTTGTTCTTATATTTTACTCACATAAATCGGTGTTTATGGAGAAAAAGAGGCATTTTAGACACATACCTCAGGTGTTTGCTAGTTATAGCAGGGTCTATTGCCACTCTCCAAGTGCTCTCATCATCTCGTTTGGAGTAACTTTGAGTTCTCGGCAAAGTGTTGCCATCATACCTGACGGTAGTTGGCGTTGGCGGTGGAAGTAGCGACTTAGGCTACTCTTTTGTAATCCAGTTGCTATAGCAAACTGATTTAGTGATTTGTAGCCCATCTTGGTATATCTTGCGACAAACCAGTTCCAAGCATCGGTATTCATTTGTGTTTTTGTATTTGCTTTCATTTTCTTCTCCATCTCTAGCAAATCCTAAATCCACCAGAGGTCTCTAGGAACTCGGCGAACTCTTTGATATCGTCAAGGTCAAGATAGTAATTGGTCTCCCAAGAATCTGTCTTTCCCTCTCCATCGCAAGCATTACACCAACCATGTGTGCGACCAGTTAGTGATGCCATCTCTGGGGATAATTCTCTTGTCGGCATATCTTGGAACATACCAACTTCATCTGTTCTGATGCCAGTACCAGTGCAGGTCTCACAGGTAGGTCTCTCCATACTCGCTAGACGAGCATTACGCTTTTCTATGTATTCTTGAGCACTACCATTAGCAATTGCCATCTTCATTTGTTCGGCAAGTATTCTGCTGTCTTCGGCGTTTAGCCCATCACCAGAATTACTGTGTCCATCTTCTACCATCTCTGCGATAGGAAAAGTATTTAGACAGTAGTCCCATAGTGGTCTCCAGCCCCAGACATTTCGGCGAAAGTATTCACCAGTCGGTTCGGTAGCATTTCTGCCATAAACATCCATACCCATTTTTTACCTCTTTTCGTTGTCGAGTGGATACATTGATAATCTACACAACACCACTGACATTTGTCAAGCGTGTCGCAAAAGATTTTTTAAGATATTTTTGCCCCACCACAGTTGCGTAAGAACTCGGCAAACTCCATAATGTCGGTAAGTTCCAGATAGTAAGCACTGTCGGTAGTCTGCTTCATACCTTTACCAAAACATCCATTGCACCAGCCCCTCAGTCTTCCAACTTCATTTGCGATGCGAGGGTCGAGAACTAGGTCGGTCATCCCTTTTTCCATGCCTACGGCATCTTTTCTGATTCCAGTTCCTTCGCAAAACTCACATGCAACCAGAGGCAGTTCAGTTATCTTCTTTGTAAAAGTATCGGCGTATGCTTCGGCCTTACCAGATGCGATGGCATCAAACAATGCGTCAGCAATTCTGTTTGCTTGGAGTTCCGTGAGTCTTTCTTTATCAAATAACTTCGCAAACTTCTTGTGGTCATCGG